CGGGGGCGGGCGGGGCGGGGCCGGTCCCCCCCGAGGCCGCCCTGCTGGCGGTCGCCGTCGCGCGAGCCACCGAGCTGATCGGCGCAGGCGAGCAGGACGCGATCAAGACCGCCCTCAAGACGGCGGGCGCGCGCCGCGTCGGCCTCCTCAAGGGCGACCAGATTCAGGCCTTCCTCGACGCACTCCCGGAGGCCTGACCAATGCCCCCCAAGGGACACGCGAACCTTGGGCCGTCATCGGCGGCGCGTTGGCTGGCCTGCCCGGCCAGCGTGCCGCTCGCGGCGGCGGCCCCCACCCCGCCCGAGTCGCCTCACGCGGCGGAGGGCACGGCGGCGCACGCGCTCGCGGAGATCGTCGCCCGTTTCGAGCTGATCGACCACGACGAAGCCGCCCGCGACCACGCCCTGAACCACTGGACCGCCAAATACGGCGAAACTTACGACATGGTGGACATGCTTCGCCACGTCGGCAAGTACGTGGACCAGGTGCGCGCCGACCTGGACGCAGAACCGCACTCCGTCCTGCTCCTGGAGCAGCGGATGGACACAGGCGTGCCGGGCGTGTGGGGCACCGGCGACGCGGTGGTGGTCTCGCCCCGCGCCGTCCGCGTCCTCGACCTGAAATACGGTCGGGGCGTGCCCGTGAACGCCGTCGACAACCCGCAGCTCCGCCTCTACGGCCTGGGTGCCCTGAACGAGTTCGGAGACCTCCTAGGCACCGTCGAGGAGGTCAGCGTGACTGTCGTCCAGCCTCGCCTAGGGTCCATCTCCTCCGAGACGCTCACCGTCCAGGAGCTGATCGAGTGGCGGGACGAGCATGTCCTGCCCGCCGTCCAGAAGGTCGAGGACGGGTCCAACGAGTTCGGCCCTGGCGAGGCGGCTTGCCGCTGGTGCCCGGTCGCTGGGGAGTGCCGCGCCTGCCGTGACTTCCTCGTTGCCCGAGACTTCGGAGACCCCGGCCTCCTGGACGACGAGGAGGTGGGCGATGAGCTGGAGCGCGTCGCCCAAATCCGCCACTGGTGCGACGCGCTGGAGGGCGTGGCCTTCGACCGCATTTACACCGAGGGCCGGACCATTCCAGGATTCAAGGTGGTGGCTGGCCGAGGGCGGCGCGTCGTGACTGACCCGGCGGCGGCTATCCAGACGCTGATCGACAGCGGGTACCAGCCCGAGCAGGTGGCGGAGTTCAAGATTCTACCACTTGGTAAGCTGGAGAAGCTGGTGGGCAAGTCTGACCTCCCCGATCTGATCGGGGACTACATCACCAAGAAGGAGGGCAAGCCCTCCCTGGTGGGGGATGCGGACCCGCGTCCGCCTCTCACAGCCGCCGCGAGCGCTGCGGCGGACTTCGGGTAGACAACCCGAAAAGAAAGCGCTACACTTAGGGGTGTGCCGGGGCCTTGAGCCTCGGCCCCGGCACACTTCACCGATTCACGATCTCACGAAAGAAGATGATTACAATGGCTAACCCCCGTAAGGTTGTCACCCGCGCCGATGAGAACATTCGTCTCGGCTATGTTCACCTGCTGGAGCCTTACACGGCCTCCCCGGAGCAGGACCCGAAGTTCTCGTGTATGCTCATCATTCCGAAGACGGCGAAGCGCACGCTGGCCGCGATCAAGGCCGCTCAGGCCGCCGCTATCGAGGAGCAGAAGGGCAAGTTCGGCGGCAAGGTGCCGAAGAACCTGAAGTCCACCCTCCACGACGGCGACGAGGACGCCGACCTCGAGCGCAACCCGGAACTTGAGGGCTGCTACTACATGAACGTGTCGGCCAAGCGCCGCCCCGGCGTTGTGGACCGCGACCTGAACCCGATTCTGGACAGCACCGAGGTGTACTCGGGCATCTTCGCCCGCGTCTCCATGTCGGCCTACTGCTACAACACGAACGGCAATCGCGGCGTGACCTTCGGCCTGGAGAACGTGCAGAAGGTCCGCGACGGCGAGATGCTGGGCGGCGGCGCGTCCCGTGCTGAGGATGACTTCGACGTTCTGGAGGACGACGAGAACGACATCCTGTAACATAGGCCCTGATGGGTCCCGACCCCCTCACCACCTTCTTGGTCCTGGTGGTGAGGGGGTCTTTTCATCCCCTGGCTTGCATCGTAGCGCTTGGGTGTGCTATGCTGGTTTACGTCACCGCACGGGTGACCCTTAGCGAAAGGACCAAGACCCATGCCCCGAACACATGGACTGCGTTCCACCTACGTCGCCGGGTGCCGCTGCGACCAGTGCCGCGCCGCCAACCGCGAGTACGGACGCAAGAAGTCGCGCATCACCGACTTGACCCCTGCTCACCGGGAGGCGCAGCGCGCCGCCCAGGAGGCCAGCGTGGAGGCCGCCACCCGCTCACACCGCCCCTGGGAACAGTGGGAGGACGAAGTGGCCGGAGACTACTCCCTGTCGATCTCGGAGATCGCCGCCCGCCTCGGTCGCACCGTCTCCTCGGTGCGCAACCGCCGCGCCGTGAAGGGCCTTCGCGCCAAGTGGCACGCCGCCCACGTCCTCGAGGGAGGCGAGCAGGAATGAAGAAGTACCAGATCGACTGGATTCAGTTCATCTGCGCCCTGATCACCGTCGTGAGCTTGGTCGGTGCCATCGTCGCCATGTTTGTGCTCCCGCGCCAGCCTTGGCCGGTCGTCTTCCCGCTCCTGTGCGTCGCCGCCCTGTTCTCGGTGATCGTTGACGCGCGCATGGATGAGCACGGGCGGAAGGGCCGGAAATGATTCCCCCCAGCCTCATCACCCCCGCCCCGGCCCCAGTCGTCGCGCTCCCCCATGACCTCTACGTCGACATTGAAACGTACTCGACCACCGACGTGAAGCGAGGGGTCTACAAGTACTCCGAGGATCCGGAGTTCCTCGTCCTCATGTGCGCGTGGGCGCTGGACGACGGCCCCGTGCAGGTCGCCGTCGGACGCGACGAGATCATGAAGATTCCCCACCTCCTGGACGGCTCTAACGTCGTCGTGCGCTTCGCCCACAACGCCCAGTTTGAGCGCGTTTGCCTCTCTCGATTCCGCGGACTACCGACTGGTCAATATCTCCCGCCTGAAGCCTGGGAGGACACGATGGCCCACATGGCTGAGTGGGGATACCCGCAGTCGCTGGAGGGTGGCGCGAAGGCCCTCGGGGCCGACCCCAAGGACGGTGCGGGCGCGGCCCTCATCCGCTGGTTCTGCCAGCCGGACGGGAGCGGCAAGCGCCGCCTGCCCGAGGACCACCCCGAGAAGTGGGCGCAGTTTGTCGAGTACTGCCGCCAGGATGTGGCGACGATGCGCGACATGCGCCGCCGCCTCCTGCGTCGCCATAAGCGCTCCTGGCCCACCGATCACGAGCGCCAGGTGTGGATTGCCGACCAGAAGGTCAACGATCTGGGCGTGCGCGTGGACCTCGACCTGGCCGCGAGCGCCGTCGAGGCGGCGAGCGAGAACCTGGCCGCCGACAAGGCCGAGGCCAAGGCCATAACAGGCGTGGAAAACCCAGGCAGCACGCAGCAGCTTCTCGGCTGGTTCGGTGGTCTCCTGCCTGACCTGAAGGCGGAGACGGTGCGCCAGGCGCTTACGCGCGACGATCTGACCGCCGATCAGCGCCGCGTGCTGGAGCTGCGCCAGAGCATGGCGCTGACCGCTCACAAGAAGTTCCAGACGGCGCTCGACGTGGCAAACGTGGACGGGCGACTGCGCGGGAGCGTCCGCTTCTTTGGCGCGCACACCGGGCGGTGGGCGGGCCGGGGCCTCCAGCTCCAGAACCTGCCTCGCGCGGGCTTCTCGTCCGAGGCCGCTCAGGACGCGGCTATCCTCGACCTGAACCTGGGTCTCGGTGCCGACCCCCAGACCCTGAAGGCCCTCGTTAGGCCCCTCCTCGTCGGCCCGTTCACCGTCTGCGACTACAGCGCCATTGAGGCGCGCGTGGTCGCCTGGTTGGCGGGCGAGGCGTGGGCGCTGGAGGCGTTCGCGGAGGGCCGGGACATCTACGTGGAGACCGCCAACCGTATGGGCGGCATGATGGGCCGTAAGGAGGGCAAGGTGGCCGTCCTTGCCCTCGGCTACAACGGTGGCGTAGGGTCTTTGCGCGCTATGGGTGGCGACGCGCTGGGCGGTGAGGCCGTCCTTCAGCGCATTGTCGATCAGTGGCGCGGGGCCAACCGCCAGATCGTCCGCTTGTGGGGTCGCCTGGAGCGCGCCTTCTACTACGGCGGGCAGGCGGGAGATCGTCTGACCGTGGAGGCGGACGGCTCCGACCGTTTGGTGCGCCTCCCGTCCGGGCGCGCAGTGGTCTATCACCAGGTGCGCGCGGGGCGCGACGGGCGGCTGTCCTTCCAGGACCCGAAGCTACGCTGGAGGACGGAGACCTACGGCGGGCGACTGGTCGAGAACGTGACTCAGGCGGTGGCCCGCGACGTGCTGGGCGCGGCGCTGGTTCGCCTCGTGGAGGAGGGCCACCGCGTGGTCGGCCACGTGCATGACGAGGTGATCGTGGAGGCCGCTCCGGAGTCGTCCCTGGAGGCCATCCGCCGGGTGATGGTGACTCCCACGGAGTGGTCGGACGGCTTGCCGCTAGCGGCGGCTGGCTACGTGTGTGGGCGGTATCGGAAGGACTAGCGGGGTGTGGGGTGTATCACTAGCGTTTTGGTGATGCACCCCGCGCCGGGTGCGCTATACTTAAATATGTCACCACCCAGGTGACCCACACCGAAAGGACCAAGACCCATGCGTACTGTTATTGCCGTCGATCTGAACACCATGAAGGAACTCGCGGACGAGGAGGCTCGCGTCCGCGCCGAGAAGATCGACTGGTGCGAGGCCGCCTACCGTGAGGAGGCCGTCCGCCGCGTCGAGGAGCGCCGCGAAGTCCAGCAGATGATCGAGGCGCGGGAGGCTTCTCGCATCCGGAGCCTGGGCGACATCTCTGGGAAGGCGTTCCGCGCCGCCGTCCAGTTGGACATGGCGCGCGATCTCTACTCGCACAAGGACGCGGAGCACGTCCGCCAGCTCCTGGAGACCGCCAGGGATGCCCTCATTGAGGTGTGCAAGTACGCGCGAGGCGAGGCCGACAAGTAGAAGGCCGAGGACGGTAACCGCCTCCTCGAGGTCACCGAGAAGAACACCATCGGCTACGACCGTGCCCTGACCATCGTCTCCGAGTGGATGAACCACCCGGTCAACCGCGACCGCCTCCCCAAGGCGAACCGATAACCCACACCAGGGAGGCCCCACCACCCGGCGGGGCCTCCCGCCCAACACCCGAAAGGACCAACCATCATGGCAAACAAGATCGAGATCCCCGTCAACGGCGGGACCGGAAAGCTCATCTACTGGACGAGGAACCACAAGCTCGGCCTGCCCGGCAAGTTCGGCCTCATCCCCGCGACCGACGTCGACGTGATCAACATCGACCACCCCGAAGTCGCGGGCGCTCCCGGCCAGCAGATTATCTACGTGCTGGCCGAAGGCGTGCTGTACTCCTACGGCATCCCCAAGTCCAGCCTGGACGACCTCAAGGAGATCGGCCGTCAGATCGGCGGCGCACGCGACATTGCCCGCATCACCCAGCAGCTCAACAACTGAGAAAGGACCAGCCACCATGATCACCACCGACCAGCTCCAGGAAGGCCTGAACAAACTCCAGGACGCGCTCGAGGCCTTCGCCTTCACCTTCAACTCCCGCGTCATCCAGAAGGGCCACATCGTCCTCCCCACCGCCGAAGTGACCGGCGAGTACCTCGCCAGCCTCCCGGTCGGCCTCGACACCTACGAGCGCGAGCGCGCCGCCACCCACCTGGACGACGTGTTCACCACCCACCGCGAGACGACCGCCGTCGTCCGTATCCCGCTCAGCAACGAGCACAACGGAAAGCTCATCACCTACGAGCTTCAGGCCCACGAGGGGCACACGCACGTGAACTTCACGCTCGCCATCCACCAGCGCGACGCTGAAACCAACTGAAAGGAACCATCATCATGTCCGCACGAGAGATCGACATCCACGACCGCCGAAACCTGATCGACGTTATCCGCCGCGTAGCCTACGCCGAAACCGTGTATCTGGGGGTCGCCGTCCTCCACCAAGACATGAACGTCGGATACGCCGTCGCAAACATGCTCCCAGACCTCGGTGCCACCGACCGGGGTGTCATCGACGTGGTTGTTAATGGGGCCGTCGAGAAGGCCGCGCGACGTGGCTTTCTCGATGATGCCCTTCTTTTCGACATCCCCGTCAACGACGACCAGCACCACGAGCGTCTCCTAGCCGTCATCGAACTGTACGGCTACGAGCCGATGACCCCGAGCATTAACAAGGGGTGCCGGACGCAGGTCCTCGTTCGCCTTACCCAGGCCAACCCGGACATGCCCGGCGTGGATGAGAAGGCCCTCCAGGACCTCGAGGACGCGCTGAACGCCACCGACGGTATGCGGGCGGGCATGTCCTCCTACCTCATCACCGGCGATCCACGGGACCTCCTCGACGGGCTTCAAGCCGCGGAATCCGAAAACTGACCACCCGAAAGGACACCATCATGGACTACGGCAACAGCCCCCAGGACCTCCTCCTGCGCGTCGCCTCCGAGAAATCAGCCGTCTACGGCATCTCCTGGCGCAAACGAGGCGAGGCCTTCTCCATCGTCCCTAACGTCGCCCGGAAGGTTGACCGCCTGGGCGCGCCCGGCGCAGGCGACACCGAACTGGACACGAGGATGGACCTCGTGAACTACCTGGCTTTGTACGTCGGTTGGACGTGGCGTAACATCGTCGGCTCCTACACCGCCCACGCCCCGGCCCTCGTCGCCCGCCCCGCCCGTATGGGCGACCTCGATTACGAGACGGGCGCGAACTACGACGTGGCAGCCGCCGCCCGGGTGATCGAACGATGCGCCGGCCTCGTCAGAGTCCCCAGTGTCACCAGCCCGGACGAACAGCTCATCAAGCTGGTTCAGCTCAACCTCGAGGAGCTGTGCGACGAAGTGCTGAGCCGCGAGCGCAGCATTGACCGCAGCCTGGCGATCCTGAGCCGCCTCCTCGAGAACGCCTGGGAGCTGTATCGCCGCGAGTGGGGCATGGCGGTGGGACGGCACGACCAGGACCCCCGCCCCTCCTGAGCGCACACAAGACGAGGCCCCTCCAAGCCGATCAGCTTGGAGGGGCCTCCTGCTATGCCGCCTACAGTGTGTCCTAGCCTTCCGGGAGTGGGCCGGACGGCCCAGCCGGGGCGGGTGTGGCGGGCGGCGTTACGCCCGGCTGCGCTCGCGGCTCAGGATCAACAGCAGGCGACACTCCAGGCGCGGCGGCGGTCGGCTCCAGCAGCTCCGCGATAGTCACCCGCTGATCGTCCACCAGGTCCATCTCACGCTCAGCGAGTAGGCCAGCCGGGGTGAACACTCGGAGCCTATACCGCCCCGGGTGTAGGGCGACCGAGATCGGCGCGCGAACGCCCGCCGCCAGGTTACCCGCGACGAGCACGTTCCCGTCCGCCAGCCTTCCGGGGTCAGGGATGGGCTTTGCATTGATCGTCATGGGGACGATACGCCCGGTGGGGGTCTGCACGGACCCCTCGATGAAAGCAGTCATGACGACGCTCCTATGGTCGAGAGCGTATCCCGGAGCGCTTCATGCTCCGCCCACGCCGTCTCCTGAATGTTGTCAATCCGAGCGCCCAGGTCACGCATATCGCGGTCCTGGCGCTCGGTAATATTGGTGAGCACCTGACCGTGGGAGGCGAGCACCTGGCCGTGCGCGTCCAACGTCGAGCGGAAACCTTCCTGGTTCTGCTCGATGCGGCGCACCGCGTCCTTGATGCTGCCCCCATGATTCGGAGTCACCTCATGATGGACTTCGGACAGCGAGGCCTCCAGCGCGTCCAGCCGCTGGTCGATCTTCCCTGCTATAGCCTCCAGCGCAGCTGATGTTTCGGCCTGCTCACGCTCCGCGCGAGCCTTACCGACCTGCTCCCGGACTAGGAGCGCCTCCGCCTTAGCCTTCTCTCGCCCCCACTTCATACCCGCGAGGACGGACACAGCGGTCACCAGGCCTCCGAAGGCAACTCCGGAAGCACTGATGACCGCTACGACCTCGCCGGGACTCACTGGGGCGAGTCCTCCCCGTCGCGCTCATCGTAGATCGGGGCCTCGTAGACCCCACCCGTGTGAGACGCGGCGATCACGAGAGCGATCAGACCCAGCGCCTTGTCCGCCACGTCGAGCCAGTGCGTCGACTGTTCCGGCGTGACGTAGCCGTAGGCCATGCCGAGCGCCAGGAGCGCCGCGACAATGCCATAAATCGCCTTGCGGCGGGCGGGGGTGAGAGCCGCCCACCGCGTGCGATCAGTCGTGAGAGCGTGCTTCGGTGCGCCCATGATTACCATCCTCCATTCAGCAGCTCGCGCTGCATTGCTTCGACCGTCGGAGACGGGGCATCCAGGCACCCGTCGCCTTCCAGTCCGTACCGTGCGGCGAGTGCGTTCGCCGTATCCGGCCCCATGAGGCCGTCCGCCTCCACGCCGAGGGCCGTCTGCATGGCCTCGATGAGGAGAGAGCCTTCCGCGACCTCGGTGGGCACAAACTCCCAGCCGGACGTGCAGCCGGGCAGGCTGTCACGGTTCACCGCCGCCTGGGACGACACGATGCCGTCCACGGTGGTGCCCAGGACTCCCTGGAGGAGGCGGGTCGTCGCGTCGCCCCAGTAGCCATCGACGGCAGGCTGGTGGGCAGCGGCGGGGACGATGCTCGCGCCGCGCAGCGCCGCCAGCGTCTGGGGACCCGGAATACCGTCGATCTCCAGGCCGCCGTTAGCCTCCTGGAAGGCCTTAATCGCGTTGTACGTCTGCTCGCCCAGGATGCCGTCCGCGCCGTCCTCCCCGAGGTCGTAGCCTCGTGCGAGGAGCTGCGTCTGGACTTCGCGCACGTAGTCCTCGCCGTAGCCGTTCGCGTTGTAGCCAGAACCGTGGCCGTATGTGGACACACCGCCCGTATCCGACCCCGTGTAACGCAAGATGCAGTCCCACGGGTAATCGTAGTAGGCCTTAACGTTGGTTTCGTTGGCCTGGTCGCCGGACTGACCGCCCGCGATCTCGCCGCGCTCGTCAATCGAGGCCTGAGCCAGCAGACCGCCACCCAGGTACACGGCCACGTGGTTGGCGTGGTTCAGCAGAATGTCGCCGCGCTCCAGGTCGGTGTCCGGGTCGAGCCGGTCCCAGCCCCTGGCCGTCAGCTCACGAGCCATATTGCCCGTATAGGTGGCGTTACCAACGTCGAAACCGCGAGCCTTCAGCACGCCGATCACGAGCGCGGAGCAATCCGTCTCGCCACCCACGCGCAGGTCCCAGCGGTTCCACTGGTCATAACCCAGGTCGCCATACTGGCACCACCACTGCATATCGTAAGCAAAAGCGTCAATATCTGGCATGTTGTCAGTTCTCCTTCTTATCCTTCAGTGCCTGCCGGAGGGCGAACAGAAGGTGTTCGTCCGTCACGGCGGACAGGTCTTCTCCAACCTCGGGCGGGACCTTAGCCAGCGCCAGGTATCGCTTCTCGAACGCGTCTTCGTACACGTCAGCGATAGCCTGTTTGCCCGTGCTGTCGGCATTGGAGACGATGATGTTGCGCCAGGCGGCCTCCACCTCGTTCTCCGTCATTCCAAGCGTCGCCGCCAGAGCCACGGCGCGCTCCTTCAGTGCGGCATCCTTCGTCACCGCGATCAGCGCGCGGCTTGTTGCTGCCATTTTTGCCCCCTTCTAGGCCTTGATAATGTATCCCACCGCGTAGAACGGAGGGAGGTTGTTGTGCGGTTTGTTGCCGCCCGTAGCCGCCGCCTCCAGGTAGCCGAGCTGACCGCTCGCGGCGGCTGCTGGGATAGTCCACTTACCGCCCGAGCCCGCGTCCGACTGCCAGATACCCACGCCGTTGAACCACGCGTCGGAGTACCCCTGGCCGATCACCTTGTGCGAGTGATAGGGCATCTCAGCGGTGGTCAGGGTGTGAGTCTCCTCGCCGCCCGTCTGCGCTCGCGGGTGGGAGGCCGACGACCCCATGAGGAACCGACCGCGCAAGTCCGGCACCGTGAAGTCCGCGCCCGTGCCCGTCGCGCCCAGCACCGCCGCGAGCGCCGGATACTGCGCTTTCTTGTAGGGCGAACCGTCGCACAGGAGCCACCCGGCGGGAGCCTTCACGCCCGCGTAGGCGACGACCGTCCCCACCGGGGCGGATGACCCGCCGTCGCCCGTCTGCGTCTCCCGCACCGTCCCCAGCAGGTACAGGCGGCGGTTGACGCTGACCGTCCACACGCGGCGGCCCGTCTTCAGGTCGCCTGCGAAGTTGATCGGGTCAGCGGACAGGGGTGTTGCGTCGCCGTCGAGCTGGACGCGCAGCGGGTCGGTGCCAACCACGACAGCCCACCGGAAGACAGGCGCGAGGTCGAGGCGCGAGCGAAGGCCAGCCACCACATTCATGAGATAGTCGAGTGTGGTCATAGGTCGGTCACCTCCAGGAGCTTGGTCTTGACGAGCGCGGTGGGGTCCAGCGTGTACTCGATCTCTTTCACCACGCCCTGCGCCGTGTGCCCCTGGCTGGAGAAGCCCGCAACCTGGTTAGGCTGCAACGGCACCGGCATGTGCTGGATCGTGATCGACGCGGAGGGTGTGGACACGTCGATGAGGCGGCGGCGCGCCTGCGAGTCGATGGACTCCTGGTTGGCGGCCTCAACGCCGGTCTGGGTTTCGACAATCCACCGTCCGCGCGCTTGGAATGAGTAGGCGCTGGCGGGGTCTTCGTTGGTCGCCACGCCCACCAGGGCCGCCTTATCCTGGCTACCCTCGCTCACGAGCACCACCTTGTTGGGGACGCTGGCCGCGTCTAGTTCGCGCTCCCACTCGGGGAGGTGGATAGCCCTCGCGCCCTCCCGGAAATCGTAGGCCACGCCGCGCGCCGCCGGACGCACGTAGGGGTCTAGGTGGACCTGCCCCTCACCGTCAGGGTGCGCCGACCAATAGCCAGCCGCGCTCAGCAGCTCGTTAGCAATGGTCAGCTTGGACTTGCCCGGATCGTACACGATGTCGGACGACGCGACCGCCGTCGATGGGGTGATGGACAGGCGCTCTAGGCCGGTGTCGCGCAGCAGCCCCGCCGCCACGTCGACAAGGTTGGACCCGGCCTTCACCACATACGTGCGGTCCACGCAGTCCGCGTCCGGGAGGGCCAGCGGGGAGGACAGGTCAACGTCCCACGTGGACCCGGCCTCGCCGTAGGAGCGGGTGGGCGCAGACAGGAGGAATACACCGAGGCCCCACGAGGAGCCGGACGTGGCGTAATCGACGCGGACGCGCTGTGTCATCCAGTCGATAGGCCCGCACGCCTCCGTCAGATGCAGGCTACCGGACGCGCGCAAGCGCGTGGAGTTGCTCAGGGTGATGCTCCCGCCTGTCACGCCGTCCAGACGACGGATTACACGGTCCTTGGAGTCCAGGAGAGTGACCGTGTAATCTGCCTGCCTATGGGTGTCGAGGGCGCTCACTCGTCGGTCTCCTTCACCGTCCGCGCGAGCACGTCACGAGACAACTCGATCAGGCCGCGACGGGTGATCAGAGACCCCCGGCCCTCCAAGAACCACAGCGCGCGAGAGTCCTCGTCCGCCTCCGTGGTGAGCACCTCGCAGGAGACGGTCCACGCGCCAACCAGCGCGCCCTCCGGGTACTTCTCCCTGATCAGCTCCGCGAGCGCGTTTTCCACGTGGTCAAGCCGGTTACTCATGGTCCACCTCCTCGACCTCCAGCTTAACACTCCACTTGCCGGACAGCGCCCGGTCAGCGGTGAAGTCTCTGACCGAACAGTAAACACGTCGGCCCATCGGGTCGCGGTACAGGAACGGCCCCGCCATGTAAGACAGCTCCTCCAGGCGCTGGATCATCCAGAAGTCCTCATCGAACAGGGTCGCGGACAGGCTCAGGGTCTTCTGGCGGTGTCGTCCGGCCATCTCCACGGCGCGCTCGCGGCCCGCGAAGCGGTACAGCTTGAGGGCCGCGAGGCCCGTCTTGCACGAGTGCAGCGGGTCCCACCGCAGGGGCACGGTGAAGCCGAAGTTCTGGCCGCCGCCAATCCACATGGCCCACGACTCCAGGACAAGCTCCTCCGTGGTGACCGCCGACGACGGGAGAGCCGACGTAGCTGTCACGCGGTACGCCGCCGCCCCGTGACTGACCGACTGGTAGTCGAGCAACTGGCCGGACACCGGAAGGTCCTCCGTGATGACCGTCCAGGACCTTCCGCCGTCGTCGCTGCGCTCCACCCTGTTGCGCACAGCGGCGGGCTTACCCGCCTCCGGAGCCGGGTTCACCACCCGCACACGCACGCAGCCCGCCAAGTCGTCCCACTCCGGATACACGCGAGGAGCCGGAGGCTCCTCATAGGCCACGGCAAACGTCTGGTTAACGACGCGGGACTGCACGCCGTGCGCGTTCGTCGCAACCACAACCACACGGTAAGTGCGCCCATTCTCCAGGTAGGTGTTCAGGCGGACGCGGGTCAGCGGGCCGCGCACCTCCTGCGTCTCCACCAGGTTGTTACCACCCAGGTACAGCTCCACCCGAGCGCTCGCCTGAGCCGGGCCACCCTGCGACGAGTACGACCACGCCACCTCCGTGAACGAGGTCTTGACCGTCTGGGAGGGGGACTGGATAGACACGACGGGGCGCGGCTCCACGTAGAACGTCGCCCGGCGGGAGACAGGGGACGCATCCGCGTGCAGGCCCCACGTCTTCACCCAATACTCGTATGTGCCAACCTGGAGCACGCCCACCGTCGCCTGCTGCTCGGTGGCGCGGCGGTCGAACGTCGGCCCCGGCGCGCCCGTCGCCTTCTTCTGATACTGGAGGCTATAACGGGTCTGCGGGCTGGAGTCCGTCGGATTATGCCGCCAGGTCAGCACCACGGGGTCGTCCGACGGGAAGTACACGCCATCCGAGGTAGGCTCGGGAGCGTTCGGGCGCGCCAGGAGCTGCACCACGTTGGACGGAGCCGACTTCGCAGACTCCACGGTCCCTCCGACGCAGACGACGCGGTACTGGTGCGTCACGTCGAGGCGCGGGTTGCGGTGCAGCAGGAAAGCCTCATGAGTCTTGATCGAGGACTTCGCAATCAGCGTGTTACCGTCGTAAACATCCCACCTGGTCGGAGTATAGGGGGCCTTGTTCTCCCACGTGATCAGAATGTCGCCGCCCGCGTTCTTCTCCGCCCGGACGTTGACAGGGGCGGGCGGCGTGGTGTAGACCGGCTCCGCCTCAGCGTAGGCCGAGCCACCCGCGCTGTTCTCAGACTTCACACGGTACGTGTACTTATGACCGGCGGTCACATTGAAGGTTGCCAGGGAGACCGCATTTTTGACCGGAGCGACAACTTCCCAGTCCGCGGACTCGTCAACACGACGTTCCACCACGTAGTTGTCGATGGGATTAGCCTCGCCCTGGGGCGGCGCAATCCAGTCAACCGTGATCTGGGAGTCGTTCACGCGCGTGGCGCGGGCGACCGTAGGGGCGTTCGGAACGTTGACCGGGCGTGCAGGCAGCGTCAAGTAGTTTTCTACCGCCGGGTTGCCGCCGTTCCAGATCGGCCCGAGGCTCGCGCCGATGCCCACCGTGGTCTCTTGCCCGTACTTCAGAGGGACGTTGAAACTCCACTGGCTTAGCTGCTTATAGACCGTCTGCCCGTAGCCGGACGAGAAGCTGAACGCCTCGGAGCCTTCGCCCGAGTAGCCCCACCAGCGCCAACGGTTGGTCCAGTTGTGGCCGTACCCGTCCGAACAGGCGGTCACAGTCGCGGTGACCGTGACCGACCCGCTGGCTGGGTCGCCGGACCAGTCCAGGGCAATGCCAATGAACATGTAGCCGCTAGAAGCGGACCATACGGTAGCCATACGCTGACCGTCCCTTCCTGTTAGAAGCCTGCTCCGAGAAGATCGCGGGCGCGCGTGCGAGAAGCCGGAGCCAACGCATCATTCACCGCGCCCCTGGCCGCCACCCTCATGCGGGCCATCAGCTGGCCGTCCTCGTCCACGACCACCAGCGTATCCGGCCCACCAGCCTGAGCCGCGCGGTTCTGGAGCGCGTCCCACTGACCGGACGTAAAGACCGGCTCCGGCTTACCCGTCTTATTCAGGACGGTGGTCAGGCCCGGCTGGAGATAGCCCCCGTTGTCAAACTTGTAGGTGCCCGCCGTGGGCGACCCCCAGATGCCCGTTTCGCGCACGAAAGCGCCGGGCTTCGGGGCCTCCACCATCATGCCGTTACCAGACGAGATAGCCACGTGCCAGGCGGGATTGCCCCAGTACAGGAGCGTTCCGGGGACGCTGGCGTTGCCCGCGCTGGAGCCAGACTGGTAGCCCGCCGCCGTCAGACGCGGAATCGAGCTGCCCATCTGGTGCGCCGCCCAGTAGACCAGGCCGGAACAGTCGAGCCCCGGCGGGATAGACGAGCCACCCCACACGTAGGGCACGCCAATGGCCCTGCGGGCAGCGTTGACGATGCCGACCGCGCCCATGGTCTCCGTCTTGCCCTTCAGCCAGTTGGCGAAGCCGTCAATCCAGATGCCGGGGACGGCGCGCATCGAGTCCGAGATCATGCCCGAGCCGGGGAGGTTGGCCATCATGGCGTCGACCGGGGCCTTGATGAATTTAGCCACCGCGCCGATGGGGTCGGCAATGATCTTCCCCATCGTGTCGGCTGCGTCCTTGATCCAGTCCCAGCCGCCACGAACGGCATCCCAGATACCGCCGTTGGCGTAGGCCGCGAACTTCACGCCCGTGTCCCCGCCGGGGATGTAGGAGGAGTGCGCGCGGGCGGCGGCGTTCATGCGCGCCACGGCCTCGGGACCGCCCACCGCGCGCACCCACTCGGGACGCATGATGGCCTCGCCGCCGGACAGGGCGAGCGCGCCACCACCGTCCGGGGAGAAGAAGTGGTAGATGTCCCGGCCCGGCGTGTAGCCAGGCAGGACACCACCCGAGGCGTACTCGGCGATAGGCGAGACAGCCGGGAGACGGAAGGACAAGCCGAGCTTCTCAGCCATGCTGTCCGCCGTCTTCTTGATGCCCGAGGTGTACACAGTGTTGATCACGAAGTTGATCGGCTTCGCGACCACGGACTTCACGCTGTTCCAGATGGACTCCAGGCTGTCCTTCATCGACTGGAAGGCCGACTGGATGCCACCCGTCACCGTCGAAATGATGGACGTGAGCGTGCCGCTCATCCAGGTGGCAACGTTGTTGATCGAGGTCTTGATGCCGTCCCAGATCGACGTGATGGCCGTCCAGAGCGCCTGCGCGCCCGCCTTGATGTTCTCCCACACGGTCGAGATCACCGGAAGGACGTAGGACTGGAACCAGCCCGTCACCGTCTGCACCGTCGTCTGGATGCCCGCCCACACGGTCTGAATACCGTTCCACAGAAGCTCCGCGCCCGCCTTGATGCCATCCCACACGGCGGTAATCACCGGAAGGACGTAAGACTGGAACAGGTCCGCTGCGACCTGCACGCACGTCTGGATGTAGCTCCAGTAGGCCTGGATGCCGTCCCACAGGAGGCCCGCCCCGGCCTTGATGCCATCCCACACGGCGACGATCACCGGGAGGACGTAGGCCGTGAAGAAGTCCGCCACGGCCTGCACCGCCGTCTGGATGCCTCCCCATGCCGCCTGCATGTACTCCCACAGCGTGGCAACGCCCGTCTTGATGCCCTCCCAGGCGGTCTGGATATAGGGCCACACGTAGGTCACGATGAAGTCGGCAATCCCCTGGAGGACGGCCTTCCACGCCTCGATGTACAGGGCAATAGCAGTCACCACGACCCACACGGCGACCTTGATGCCCTCCCACACCGACTCAAAAACGGGCAGGAGGTAAGTTTTGAACCAGTCGATCACGGAGCCGACCGCGCTCTTGATGCCCGCCCACATTCCGTCGATGAAGTTGCGGAAGGTCTCGCTCTTGTTGTAGGCGACGACGAAGGCCGCGACCAGCGCGCCAATAGCGACCACGATCAGACCGATCGGGTTGGCATCCATAGCCGCGTTCAGCAGCCACTGGGCGGCGGTGTACGCACCCGTGGCGACCTTGCCAGCCACCATAGCGCCCTTCTGTGCGACCCAGGCGGCGGTCGTGCGGCCAACCTGCACGCCCTGCTGGACGATGCTACGCAGGAAGTCGCCCGCGTACATGGCCTTCAGGGCGACGGTCTCCGCGAGGTCTCCGGCCTTGGCGACCTTCGCCGCCGTCCAGGCCGACACCTGACCCCAAATCTGCGTGGTCAGTGCGACAAGGCTCATGGTGCCGGTGACGGTCTTCCAGGCGATAAAGCCACCCACCACGGACTCCAGGACGATCTTATTCTGGACGAGCGCGCCGAAGAACGACCCCAGCACTCCCCAGAACGGCGAGGACACAACGCTACCCAAGAAGTTCGCCACGCCAGGTATCACCGTCGTGGACAGGAAGCCCCAAATGTCCATGACATTATCCCTGACCGATAGGATAAAGTCGATAAGGCCCGAGTCCTCCTCGACCCCGAAGAAGTTCCCGTCAAAGTTGCCGTTGACCGCGAGGTCAAAGAACGACTGCACGCCAGGGACGAGCGTCCCAGTCACCCAGTTGTACAGGTCCAGGCCGGTGTCCTTGATCGTGGTCAAGGCAGTGATGACCCCCGAGTCCGACGCGAGGCCGAACAGATTACCGTCGTAGGAGCCGGTGGTTACCAGCGTCCAGATCGACTCCAGCGCCGGGAAAAGACTCCCATTAATCCAGCCGAACGCGGCGGACGCGCCCTCAGCGACCACACCCATGAAGTCCGTCAGGGCGGGCTTGATGCGGTCCACGATCTCCATACCGCCCGTGACGAGGGCGGCCTGGAGGTTGCCCCACGCGCCCTCAATCGTGCTGGTAGAAGTTGCGGCCTCGCGGGCAACGTCGGTGAAGCCCAGGTCCAGAATCGCCTGGTTGAATTCCTGGGCGGTGATCTCGCCCTTCGCCATCGCATCACGGAAATTACCCGTGTATGCGCCGTTTTTGAGCAGGGCCTCCTGGAGCTTGCCGGACGCGCCCGGAATCGCGTCGGCCAATTGGTTCCAGTTCTCGGTGGTCAGTTTTCCCTGACCAGCCGTCTGGGTCAGCACCATACCAACCGACTTGAAGGTGTCCGCGTTACCGCCCGCGACCGCGTTCAGGTTACCGGCGGCCTCGGCCAGCTGGTCGTAGCCTTCCACGCCGTTGGCAGCGAGCTGCGCCGTGATGTTCTGGATGTCGGAAAGCTCGTACACGGTGTCGTCCGCGTACTTCTTCGTACTAGCGGTCAGCTTCTCGATCTCGTCCGACGCGACACCAGCGAAGGACAGTGTGTTCTTGAACTTGTCGGTCGCGTCGCTGGCCGCCAGCGCCTCCCGAGCCACGTCAGCGAAGCCGACCGCAGCTCCGATAGCGCCCATGGCCCCGAGGGCGAGCGCACCGGCCTTGGCCGCGCTCTTGAAAGCACCGCCAAGGCCGGACTCGATCTTCTTCTCAGCGGGCTTGGTGTCGACGTCGCCCAGCTCCTTGCGGACGGAATCGTTCAGGCCCTTCAGGGACGGCGCGATCTGAATCCACGCCGTGCCCAGGCTAAAGCCGTTTTCCGCCACGTCAAGCTCCTAACTGTGCGCTGCGACCCACCGTCGCGCCCTGTCTTCACGCCTCTGGGCTTCGGCCTCCGCCCGCTCGAACCATCCAGGCTCAGGCGGGGCGACCGGCTTGGGCACGTCACCCTTCTTGCCACCCAGGGACGTAATGATTATACCCTCCAGACGGTGGTTAGCGGCGAAGGTCGCCGCCACCTCGTCCGTCCAGGCCGCCGCTCCGCCCATGCGTTTACGGAGCAGCGACCCAGATGGAAGGTTGTCGATCAGCACCTTGACACGACGCAGCGACAGGCCTCCGGTGAAAACCTCCGTCAGGTCAAGGTTGTATGTCATCTGGAAGTCGGCCTCCAGCACCTCCCAGTGGTCCTCCAGGAAGGTGCAGAGGCCGATCAGTTTCCCTGTCGGAGAGACTGGAAGACCGACTGGACAAACTCGACCACCTTGGAGTATCGGAGCTTGCCGGACTCCTCGCGGAGGGCGGTCAGCGCGGCCTCGCGCTCGCCCTCATCCGGGATAAGCAGCTCCAGCATCGGGCGGTAGTCGCCCTGCTCCATCGCCACCATAGCGTCGAAATCATCCACGTCGGTGGGGTCAACGTCAAGGGCAACGCCCATCACCTCGACGTGAACGGGCTGGGGTGCGCCAGTGTCGCGCTTGGACTGAGCCTCGCGGCGCGCCAGTTCGGCGGCGGAGGGTGCCTTGGTGGCCTTGCGGGTTGCGGGCTTGCGGGCGGTGGTGGTCTTGGTAGCCATGATGATCTGTTCTCCTAAAATAGGCTATCGGTTAATTTGTCTGTTCTCCGATGGGGGTGTGATGCCCACCCGCGCGCCGGGAGAACAGACACGGCGCGCGGGTGGGAGCCAGGGGTCAGACGACCTTCAGGCCCTCCTCGTCGGTCAGCAGGACGTATCCGTCCAGGACCTCGAGGTTGTACTCGTAGACGGTCAGCTCGCCGACCTTGTACGAGATGTCGGAGCGCTCGCCAAGCTCCAGGCGCTTGAAGACGTAACGACGCTGCTTGCCGGTGGACACGTCGAACAGGTCGGCAACGCCGACGAGGCCCTCGACCTTACGGGAGGTCGAGACCTCCATGCGGGTGATCGAGGACGTGCCCGCCGTGACCTTCTCGGTCTTCAGCACGCCCAGGTAACGCTTGAGGAGTTCCAGCTTGGACTCCAGGAGCGAGGCCTTGAACGTGGTCGAGGACTCGGACATGTACGTGCGGACAACGCCGTGACCCTGGTGACCACGCACCTTGTCCACAGAGTCGGACATGCCCAGGCCCATACCGTCCTCGGACAGCCAGCCCACATCGATCATGCCCGCAGGCATGGTGGTGGTCAGGTTGGTGATGGTGGAAAGATCGGTCCCGCTGGGACCGAGCCACAGCGTGTCCTTCTCGGACCCCGCCATGAACGCGAGATCAGCATTAGTCTTGCTCATGCTGCAACTCCTAACTTCGCAGTGACTTGGTACGTCGCCGTGTAGCGACGCAGGTCCGTGTCCGGGTCGGGCAGCTCCGCCGGAGCGGGAGACTGCACAACTGCCACGGGGCCGTCCGCGCTCGGGAGAGCGTGAACGGCATCCCCCACGCGGCGGGCAAGCTCGCCAGCCCACCACGAGGTGGCCGCGTAGGAGTCGATAGTGATCTGGGCGGTGTACAGCACCCGGTCATGCTGACCGGGGCCGCCCGTCGCCAGCACGAGGACGTAGGGATGCGGGTCCTCCTCGGTGGAGGGGCGCACGCCGCCCACCGTGGTGCCCGCCAGCTCGCCCTCAAGGCCCTGGACAACGCCAGGGCGGTTCAGGTAGTCGATCACCAGCTTCTGGAGATCGGGGAGTGGGTGGCTCATGTTAGCCCCTTCCTACGGCGCGTTCCAGCACGTGGTTTCGCGCCTGATTCTTACGGGCCTTGTACGTTTCGGGGAGGACGTAGGCGCGGGCACGGTCCTTGCCGACCCGCACGCCCGAGGTGAAGCCCTCCCCGGCGCGCGAGGCGACCTCCGCCGCCTTCCTGGCGAGTAGAGCCTGCACCTCCGACCCCTTCAAAATGGCCTCCGCCGTCCGCTTGTTCGGCTTGAACTTAACGCTCACGGGGTGCTTCCTTCCGAAGTCGCAGATATACCCCCAGGGGGTACCCTACCAGGGAGCCGACCGGCTCCCACACGCCACCACGCAGACGCACCCGGTCACCAGGCAGGACAGAGGCCGGAGCCTCGTCCCGGTTGTCCCAGTAGATCGTCACGTCCTCGCGCGTGCCGTAGTCCTCGCCCGTGCCCTCGCGATTCTCGGACTCCGTGGTGGCCACCAGGACCGGGGCCAGCGCGATCTCCTGAACGTCGTGCGCCCTGAAGGTGACCCCCAGGGGGTCGCGCTTCGGCTCCGCACGACGCAGCAGCGTCGCCGGTTCCTTCCAGGCATCCATGACGCTCACGAGCGACCCCCAAGCAGGGTGTCCACCGACCCGAAAAACGAGGCCGTAGCGCCGTTAATGTCGTCCCGGTCCTGCCTCGTCAGGAACATATCCCCGCTCGGGGTCGACCACGACGTGGACATGGTGAACGGGCCGGTCGTCTGGGTGACCTGGGATGCGTCGCCAGCCACGCCCGCCGGACGCTGACGCAGAGCGCGGGCGACGACGCGGCACACGACCGCCACCCGCACCGACTCAGGCGCACCCTCCCAGCCCGCACAGCGGTGCCGGATGAGGTCGCTCGCGTCCTCCAGGAGGACCTGAGCGCGCGCCGGGGCCGCATCCACCACCCGAAGGTCCTCGGGGGCGAGACGGTCGCGCAGATCGTCAAGCGAGGCGAAGGCGAGGGCGGTCACGTCAGACCAGCTCCTCGTCGGCCTTCTTGCCCTGCTTCTTGCCCGGCTTCTCGTCCCCGGCCTCAGCCTCGGGAGCGATCAGACCCAGGTCCTCCGCACGGGCCGCCAGCTCGCGGACCTCGCCCGCCAGCTTCTCGTCAGTGACCGTAGCCGACCCCTCGGTGAAATGGACGCTGCCCGAGGGCAGGACCAGGAGCAGCTCAGGGTAGACGCTGGAGTAGATGTTCATGATGTTCTCCTCGATGGTGGACCGGCGGCGGGGCCGATGCTCAAGGCCCCGCCGCCGGAGACGATCACGACAGCTTCAGCTTGCCGTGGTGCATCTCGGAGCCGTAGGACAAGCCGATCTCGCCGTAGAGCTGGACGCGATCATACGCGCCCGTCTTTGCGAGAGGCTCCGCGAAGAAGTGGCCCTTGCCCGGAATCTCCAGGAAGACCGGCGCGCACTCATCGAGAGATGCGACCACCAGCGTATCGGCGGGCATGTTTCGGTCGAGCATGATGTTGCACGCACCGAAATCAGTCTCGATGGTCTGGACGTTCACGCCGCCGACCGTGCGGGAAGACTCGCGGTAGGAGTTGTCCTTAATGAAGACCTTGGACAGCGCACGCTTGAGCTTGCCGCCCACGATGATCGTTCGGGTCTCACCCTGCTGGATGCCGCCCTTCTCCCAGACCTTCTGCATGAGGTCCAGAACCAGGTCCTCAGTCAGAGCGCCGGTGCCCGCCACGACGTTGGTCGTGATGGCCTCGAGAAGGCCACGGGTCTTACGCGCGGTCGTGTTGTCGGTAGGGTCCTGGTAGGTGCCCACCAGGAAGGACTTGTTCACGTCGCGCGCGATCTGCTTCAGACCCTGGTCGATCTGCCACAGCATCTCGTCCTCGGGAAGGGTAACCTCGCCGATGGTGACCGTCTTCTCGCCGCCCGTGGAGCGCTGGCGGGTGACCGCCTGGCGCGTGTAGGACAGCTCGATAGCCTCCTGGTGAATCTCCAGGACGTTGCGGTTGGTGGAGCGCGTGCGCTCCTCCGCCGTGGGGGCCTCCTGGCCTTCCTTGCGCTGACGGTTCTCGTCAGCGTCGCGCAGATCGTAGGTCTGCCACTCGTAGAGAGTGGCACCAGAAGAAACGCCGCCGGTCAGGCCGCCGATAGCGGACAGGAACGGGGTGTCCTCGGGGGACACGGCGAAAAGCTCGCCGACGTAATTGGGCAGGTTGTAGGTCGTGCCCTGACCAGTGATACCGGCCATTGTTTCCTCCTAGATCAGGTTGGAGACAGACGCGAGCTTCGCCAGCTTCAGGCGAGAGACCGCGTTCGTGTCGTTGTTCGCCTCGGCACGGACAAGCATCTCATCCACGCTGAGGACCTCCCCGCCGGGGTTCTTCGTCCCCACGGTGGGGAGCGTGGGCGTGGAGGCAGCCCCGGCGGGTGCCGGGGAAGACTTAGCGAGGCCCACCAGGGCCTCATTCAGAGCCTCAAGGTCCGCGTCGTCGCGGATGAAAGACCCGAGCGAGGCAGGGATGCCCGCCTTCTCCAGGCGCTGCGCGCGCTTCGCCTCGCGCTCGCGGGCCTCCTCGCGGTCTCGCATCTCCTGGAGCTGCGCCTGAAGGGCCTCGACGGTCTCCTGAAGCGCCTTCACCGCGTCCGGGGTGCCGTCAGCGGTCGCCTCGGGGGCCGCCGGGGCCTCCTCGTCCTTGGACTCGGGCGCTTCGGGGGAGTCCGCGGACTCCTCGGAGGCCTCCTCAGCCGGTGCCTCGGGCGCTTCAGGTGCCGCCTGCGCGTCCTCAGCGGGCGCTTCAGGCGCTTCAGGGGCCGCCGGAGTAGCCTCCGGTGCCTCGGGGGTCTGATCGACGGCGGGAGCGGCCTCCTGAGCCGCCTCCGTGTCTTTAGCCTTCTTCATTGCTGTTCTCCTTCTCCCGAGAAGCCGCTAACTTCTCAAGCCTGCGCGAGCGGAGCGCCCGCGAGGGACGATCCACACCCTGACCATCCGAGAACATTTCGGGGTGGCCGTCCCGCATATACGCCGTAATTATACGCCCAGATGGTGCTTTCACACCATCTTTCACCGCAGCTCGGCGCGCCGACAGGTACGCCGCGTACATATCGTCCGGATGGTAACCAGGCAGGGACTTGTGCTCCCAATCCGGCACAATGCGACAGTCGCACGAGTCGTGGTACTCGTGCCCCGCACCTCCCGCGAGGTCCTTCGAGTGATACACCCACCCGCGCGAGGCCAGAAGCGTGCAGAAAGCGCACGTCTTGCCGACCGGCACGCGGGCAAAGCGCGGGGCACTCGGGTCCAGGTCCGCCGCCCGCAGGATCGACCGGCGCGCGCCCGTCTGAATCTCGCGGCCAATCGCGCCCGCCACGACGCGGATAGCCCGGCCTGGGTTGTCGCGCCCCAGGCCCGCCGCGTAGCGGCTCAAGCGGTCGATCCGCTCCACCGAGTCAGCCGGGATCAGCGCCTCCGGCGTGTACGCCGTCTTGTACGCAGGGCGCAGCTCCTGATACCAGTCGAGCGCGCCCTGCGTCAGCGCCGGGCCATAAGCGTCCACGAGGCTACTCAGGAAACGCTTCATCTCCTCCCGCGACAGCGGGATGTCCTCAAAATTCAGGACTCGGAACAGGCCCACAAGCTGGTCCTCCGCGCCCGTGAGCGTCGCCCTGACCAGCTGATCGTAGACCTTCAGCTGCTCAGATGAGGTCAAAATCACCACCCCCGGCGGCGGGGCCGCGAGCGCCGCGCAGGATCGCGTCCAGGTTATCCCGGCCCCGCTGCTGCTCGATCTGCGCCCGCATCCGCGTAATCTGCTGTCGCGTGTAGCCCAGCTCCTCCAGGGCAACGTCCGTCTTGCCGATCTCCGGGATGGCCTGAATCTGCTTGATCATCGCGTCCGACTGGGACACGATGGACGGGCGGGCAGGGTTGCGCCAGTGCGTCGAGATACGCGCCGCGTCCTCGGGCAGGACCCCATCACGCAGCATCAGAATGTTGCGATACACCCTGTTCAGCGCGTAACTGTTCGCGTCGTTGAAGTCCGAGGCTTCGGTCACCAGCTCCTCGCGCGCCGCGTAAATCGCATCCGCCGAGGATGGGTTGTCTTGAACGATGCCGAGGGACCCCACCGGGAGGGACAGAGCGCCCGCCAGCTCCTGCGCCAGCTCACGGAGCTGATCGACATAGGGCTGCATGGACTGCTGAGGGATCATATCGACCTCGGGGAGGTCGCCTTCCTCGTCGCGGGAGACGCCCTTGACCGACCCGAGCCGCCAGCTCCAGGAACCCTTAATCTGGTCGAAGGTGGCCCTGTCCACGCCGCGCAGGAGCAGGCCGGGAGCCGTGAACAACTCGGACGACACGTCCATGCGCATCGACGCGCGCACGGCGCGGTCCACGATGGACAGCACGCCATCCGTCAGCCTGGAGCGCCCCAGCGGGCGATCCAGGTTGCCACGATAGACAAGCGCCTCCATAGGCGTGCGCCCCAGATGATGCTCCACATGCCCCGTCACAAACCACCCCTGCGACCCCAGGGGAGCCATGCTCACCATGACGTGCGGGGTGAGCAGGATAAGCTCCGTAGGCCGACCCAGGTAATCCACATCGTTGATAAGCAGACCGGCGCGGATGCCCCGGCGACGTCGATCCCACAGTGCCGCCGCCGTCATGGCCGAGTACGGCAGGACGAGGACCGGCGGATCACCCGCCGCCACGTCACCGGGGAGCGTCGTCAGGAAAGCCACGCCATGCGTCGCCGCGCTGGCGACCGCCTGCCCGATCTCCGTCGAAAAGCGGTTCTCCTCCAGGATCGAGGCCAGCCCGTAGGGGTCTTCCGACCCGTCCGGGGCCACCACGCCGTCCCAATGGCACCGCGACGTGAGCGAGAAGACGGCCTTCTCAGGCCACGTCGACACCAGGCGCAGGTCGCGCGCGATCTCCCGAGGCAGCGCAATGTCCAGGCTGTCGACGTACACCTTGCAGTCGAGATAGGCCTGGCGGCGGGCATTGCCCGGATAGCGGGCCTGCCACGTGTTCACCAGCTCCTCCAGCGTCGCCTGGAGATCGACGGGCAGGCCAGCGACGCTGGGCGCGGTGAATAGCTGGGGTCCCATGCCCGCGATCAGACGCAGGTCAACATTCGTACTCATGCGAGGGCCTCCTGGCTCCGGTTAGGACGGCGGCGCGTCGTCCGCGCCATCCACAGCGCCACGCTAACGGCCTCCAGGGGCACCTCGTCGCCCTCCTGGGCCGTCGAGTGCCACCCCCAGGCACCGTCCACCGTCCTGATCTTCTTGTCTGACACCCCCACAGACGCATCCAGGGGGTCGTTGCTCGCATTATACCCGCCAGGATGCGACACCGTGCGACCCCTGACCGCGTTCAAGAAGCCCGAGCACGCGGTGAAATACTCTTGATTGTCCAGGACGTGCAGGTAGCGGCGAGGCGGACGCAGGGCGCGCAGGTCCTGCTGGAGCGCCAGAGCGCCCGAACGGCCAGACACACCCACCGCCGAGTAGCGGCCCCGCCGCTCGTACAGCCATTCCGCGAGCGCCGCGCTGCTCATAGTCGAAAAATCGCCGGCTTCGAGGTCGATCAGCTCGACGTGGGACACGCCCGTCTTGCGGTCGTGCAGCGCGCCAGCCACCGCGACGCGCCGCCCGTCCTTCGAGAAAGCCACGCCAAGGGCGCGCACCGCGCGATCTGAAGCCAGCTCGAGGGGCAGGGACGTAACGCCCGTCGCCTCCCAGTCGTCCAACGAGATCAGGCGGCGGGTCGCATCGTCCGAGGCCCACCAGCCGAGGCGCTCGCGGGCGAAACCATCGTCCGAGTACCGTTTGCGCTCGGCCTCGATCACGCTCAGCTTCAGGCGACCAGACGCGACCGCCGGGTTGGTCCGCACCCACAGGTCACGGTCATCCAGATCGACCTCAGCCAGCGACCTGGGCAGGCCAGGCGGAGACCACTCATCCCAGCACGTGCGCGAAGACTCACCACTCAGCGCGTCGCGGCGCACACGCGAGAAAACCTCGCCCTCCGCCGTCGGACCCGGCGGCGTGCCCGTGTAAATCCACTGGGGGTCACCCAGCGGGGCCGCCGACGTGGTGGACAGAAGCGCCTCCAGCGCCTCGTCCGTGAGCTGCTGCGCCTCGTCCATGACGAGAATATCGACCGTGAAGCCACGCCCGGACCCCTTCGACCTGGCGGCGATCTCGATAGACCCGCCATTCTTCAAGAAAATGGCCTCCTGACCGTTCACGTTGCGGATATTCTCCACGAGGGCATTCAGCTCGGGGAACTTCGCGCCTGGGTCGTTCGTCTTCTGCCCGAAAAAGTGCTTCAGACGGCGGAAGTGCTTCTGCGCGGTCTTCACCTCGTGCGCCGTGTGCAAGATGCGCTCACCGCGCCCGATCACGCCGAACAACTCCCTGATCTCCAGGGCGGCGTTTTTACCGTTCTGGCGGGGCACCGCGAGGCCACACGTAAGGTTGGCCCAGCTATCGCCCGCCGTCGCCAGCCAGTTGTCGAGCACCCAGGCCTGCCAGGGGTCCGGCACCAGCTTGTAGTCGGCTGCAAGGGATATGGCGAGGTCCCCCAGCGAGTCAATCGAGGGGGACGTGATGGTCACGCAGGGGCGCTGGGAGGCCTCCAGCGCCTCCCGGCTAGGAGGCGCGGGTGTCACGCTTACGCATCCTCGCCTTGAAGATGTCCACGGCGGTCTCCTCGCGGCCCTTGGGCGGCGTGGGGGAGGCCGTGGACACTGGGTTCTCCAGTTCGTAGAGGTCGCGGGACAGCTTGTTGGCGGCGTTCAGGAGCGCCGACAGGCTATCTGGCTTCGCCACCCGGATGGCCTCCCGTGCGGTGTCCAGGAGGTCGCGCAGCTCCGCTTCGCGGTCGTACTTCTCGGGCATGTCAGATCAGCCCCGCCGCGTCGGCTGGCAGCACCTCGTGGATGCCGGACTTCTTCAGGCAGGTTTCCATGAGGTATGAGACGTTCACGCCGGGCGCGATATATGCCCTGACCGCGCCGTCGATGGCGCGGTTGCGGTTCGCCGCCGTGATCTGCTTAGGCGTGCGCAGATACACGCGAGCGCGGCGCTTACGGTCCTCCAGATACTCCGCCCGGTGCAGGGAGTGGGTGCGGTACGTGGGGTCGTACTGTCCGACGAACGGCTGGAATTTGCGGCGCAGAGCGTCGCGGTTCGGGAAGATCACGACGGAGTACGCCCCGTTGGGGGTCTCGTCGAGCAGATCGATCAGGTCAAAGTCGTTCATGGGGCCGATTATAGCATATCCGGGTGGTTTTAGCGCATGACGTGTTTAGCGCTTAGGGGCGGTTTCGGGTACCCCAGGGGGGTATTTCGCTTGGGCCTCTGGGTGTTCCTGGTTGTTGGGGGAGGGGATACCGCCCCTTGTCAAGTGGTAAGTTTCCATTTCGGGCGTGAGGTTTGCCACATCCGAGATGTCGGTTCCCGGTGTTTCGGGGACTTCGGTCCTGATGGTGCGCCCCATCCAGTCGGTGATGGGTTTCGGGTAGGTGGTGTTCACCATTGGATGCCTCCGACGGTGTGGGCCTGGGTTGGCCTGGGCTGGCTTGGGATGGGCTTTGAGCCGCGCTTCTGGTTGCACTGGCGGCAGGTGACACGGGCGTTGTCGATGGTGTCGCGCCCACCGCGCGCGGCTGGCACCACGTGGTCCGGCTCTGGGCTGCGCGGGGTGAGCGTGGTCCCCCATGCGAGCGGTTGTCCGCAATCGGGGCAGTGCGTCTGTCCGTTGGCTTGGGCGAGGTGGAGGACGCGGACGCGCCAGCGCTTGTGGCGTGCGGTGCCGGTGCGGGAGGTGCCGGGTCGTGGGGTCATGGGGTGAGTGTAGCACGCCCGCCTACCTCGTGTGGGCCGGTGCGCCTACCTCGTGGTGCGCGCGAGGCCGGGCGGCGGGGTGGTGGGTGTCAAGTGTTTAACGGTTTCGTCTTGTTACAGCGTGGTTTCAACGTTTGTGGGGTGGGGTGGGTTCTTGTTACACCTTGTTACGCTCTTGTTACAACCTTGTTACGCTTTGTTACGTGGGTTTTTCGTTGGTATTCTGCGGAACTTTACACTCTTGTAACGAGATGCCTTATATCCCTATATAGAGCAGATTCTTAGCTAAGTTGTTCAATAATATCGCATGGTAATATACTACTGATTGACTTTTCGCTATTAGAAGTAAATAGGATTTCTTGATACAGGGCGCGAGCGCTTTTCGCCATTTTCGCCGCGATACCAAGGCAAAACAGGTGTAACAAGGGTGTAACGAGAATTTGTAACGAGATTCTGTTACACCCGTTTTGGGTGCCTACTACTGCGCGACATTCGGCGGCGGTGGGCGCACGAGGTCGGTCCCGAACGCCTCGACACCACATCCTTAAAGCGCTAACATAGGGCGTATGGAACGTATCGAACCGTGCGGCAAGCGCCGCCCCTACGTCATTGACTATGCCCTCATCCCTGAGCCTGACTCTGATCGTCGGCTCCTCGTGGGCCTCGACGCGTGCGGCCACGTGTGGGTGAGCCTGACCGACGCGCTGCGTAACTCCGGCCTGACCGACGCGCCGCCTACCTACCGTGCGACGGTGATCGGCCTCGGTGGTGGCCGCGTGGTGCGGCCTCGTCTCGCGCCCGGTCGCATCCGCGCCATGCTCCCCCTTATGGTGGATGCGCCGGGGTGCGTCGCGTTGATCGCCCACACGGGGCGCGCCGGTCTGCTGACCCACCGCTCCGACGTGCGTCGGTGGATCGACCACACGCTGGGCATCTACTCGCTGGTGGGTGTGAACGCCGCGCCCGTGGTGTATCCCTGGCCCGAGGAGGTGGCAGCGTGAGCGAGCTGGAGTCTTTGGCCGAACGCCTCCTGCACGACAGGGTGAGCGCGGCGGGCGGCTTGTGTCCGAAGCTCGCGCCGACCGACGCGGGTATCCCTGACCGGCTGGTGATCTGGGAGGGGCGTGTCTACCTGGTGGAGCTGAAGCGCCCCGGCGGGCGGGTGCGTCCGATTCAGGTGGCGTGGCATAACAGGGCGCGCCGGGCGGGCGTGGAGGTGGTCCTGCTGAGTGGGACGGTGGAGGTCGCGGCGTGGCTGGATGACTTGGGTGTGCCGCCGTTGCCGCCGCGTCGTCGTGGGGGTGGCAGGGTTCGCCGTTTGTGTGACTGACGTTACACGCGCTAGATGTTGCACTACTGGTCCTAGGGTGTGCTATACTAAACATGTCACCGAGAGACGGTGACCTGAACCGAAAGGACCAAGACCATGAGCCGCTACTTCTTCTCCGCCGTTAGCCTCCAGGGCTTCAACGCCGAGCAGATCAACCTGATCAACCGCGTAGCTGAAACCGAGTACGAGGCCCAGGGCCGTGAGCCGATGCTCGAGGAGATCAAGGCCGACTACGCCGACGAGCTGAACGCCCTCGCCTGACCCACCCCGGAGGCCCCGTCACCCGGCGGGGCCTCCACCCCTTGAAAGGACCAAGACCAATGACCGAGAACAAGATCATCGAGCAGATTAGGCAGCTCCTGCGTATCGCCTCCGACCGGGGCGCGTCCATCAACGAGCGCGAGCTTGCCCAGCGTCGCGCCGAGCGCCTCATGGTGCGGTACCGCATCGAGTCCCTGCCCGAGGGCGACGCGCGCGCCAAGGACGAGGACATTACCTCGATGGAGGTGGAGATCAAGGGCAGCTCCGCGTCGATGGCGCGGGCCATCGTGGACGGCCTCGCCACCCTCGCCCGCTCCCTGAGCTGCTTCTGCTCGTGGAGGACGTACAAGCTGCACACGCTCGCTACCATCGTTGGCACCCGCTCCGACCTCGCATACGTCACGGAGTTCTACAACGCCGCCATCATGTCCTACCCGTCCATGCTGAAGGACCGGCTGCGCTACGAGGACTTCTACAGTGAGTCCGAGCGCCGCCGTTTCCGCCGCTCCTACGTGATGGGTTTCTTCCAGGGTATCGCGGATCGTATCGAGATCGCCACGAGGGAGGAGACGACCTCGACGGGCCAGGACCTCGTGCTGGCCTCCAGGTATCAGCGGGCCGAGGCGAAGGAGGGGGAAGAACATCAAGTTTGCCCGTAGCATCCTGATCGACCGTGACGGGGAGGCGAGCGGCAAGCGCGACGGCTACGTGTCCGGCATTGGCTGGATGGGTGAGCGCCTGGACGGGCCTCGCGTGGGTATCGCCGCGTCCTGACCGCCGCGCCCCGCCGCCTTAGCGCTTTATGTTGCATCGGGCGGCGGGGTGCCCTATACTAAACATGTCACCGAGAGACGGTGACCCCTACCTCCGAAAGGACCAACTACAATGACCCCCAAGTACACGCTCGCCGGTTTCGGCCTCACTGTGGGCCTTGCCGTCGCAGCCGCTGCGGCCCCTGCGCTCGCGGCCCCCACCACGCCTGAGCCGATCAGCGCGCAGGTCACCAAGGCCGCGTCCGCGTCCCGCCAGACCACCAGCGAGGTGACCGTTGAGGGCACCTGGGCCACCCCGCGCCTGACCGTCGGCTCTACCCTGACCGTTGGCAGCGTCGACGGTGGCTTCAACTGGAAGGCGGGCTTCCCGTTCACGCTGGACGATGGCTCCCGGATTGGTGAGTGTGTCGCCGACCAGGCGACCCTCACCTGCACGGTGACCGACGTTCCCGAAGCGTGGGCGGCCAAGGAAGACGTGTCCGGCACGTTCCACGCCCGCGCGCAGCTCACCGATAAGGCCGTGGGCACCGAGTCCACCCAGATCACCCTCAACGGTGAGACTGTCCGCACGCTCGTGTGGGGCGACCGCGAGGGGACCGGAGAGTGCTCGAACGATTGTTCGGGCCCGGCGCACTACGAGTACGCACGACCGGAAACGGTCAAGTACGGGTGGACCAACCGCGACGGCAGCGTCGGGTGGGGCATTCAGTGGAAGATCGACCCCGGCGTCGAGTACACGATCACCGACGAGACCAACACCCTGCACACGGCTGTCAAGTGCAGCACCGGCCCCACGTGGGACCCGGCGACGACGAGCTGGACGGACGGCAAGCTGGACGACGCGAAGCACACCCTGACTTTCACGCCCCCGGCGGGCGCTCTCGTGTGCGTGACCTTCCCGGATGCGACGAAGCCTGTCGAGGGCCAGACGACCTACACGAACAAGGCGACGATCAACGGCGCGAGCCTGGAGGCAACCGCGACGATCAAGGCCAGCGGCGGCACGGATGGCGACGGCACCGTGAAGCCCACCCCCGCGCCTGCGCCTACTCCGACGACTGAGCCGACTCCCGAGCCGACCCCCACCACCCCGGCCCCGAAGCCTACGCCCACCACCCCGGCCCCGAAGCCTACGCCCACCACGCCGACGGTGGACAAGACCCCGGAACCCAAGGTCACCACCTCCCCCGCCCCGGTCCCCTCGCGTGCGACCCCGAAGCCCGAACCGAAGGCCGACGAGCAGCCTTCCCCCGCGCCCACGACGCGCCTCGCCCGGACCGGCGCGACCCTCGACGGCATCGGCGTTGCCCTCGTGTCCCTTCTGATCGGCGCGGCGCTCGTCATCGGCGGGCACATCATCGACCGCCGATTCACCAAGTAACACCCTCGCTCGGTGGGGCCGCTGGACTGTCGGCGGCCCCACCCCTGAAAGGATCCCTCATGCTGAACTTCCACGCCCTCGAGGTCAACCGCACCACCGGCACCATTTTGCTCGACGGCCTCCCGATCACCACCATTGGGGAGATTCAGCCCCACCTGTCGGAGATAGATGGCTTTCTGTCCGTGACCGTCACCCTCCCAGTGTCTTCGATCACGGTCAAGAATCCCAGCGGGTCTGTCCGCGTCGATGCGCCCGAGGCTGGCGAGTGAGCGCGCCCCTGCGCCTCCACCCCTACCAGCAGGCGGCGGTGGCCCACCTGCGGGCGCACGACCGGGCGGGCCTCTGGCTTGACATGGGCCTGGGCAAAACCGCCTCGGTCCTGTCGGCTCTGGAGGAGCGTCACCTGCCCGCTCTCGTGACGGCCCCGGCGCGCGTGACCCGCGACGTGTGGCCCGAGGAGGCCACCAAGTGGAGGCCCGATCTGCGCGTGGTGCCCGTCGTGGGGACCCCGGCGCAGCGGGCCGCCGCCTGGGCCAAGGACGCGGACGTGTACGTCATCTCGCACCAGCTTCTGGGGGAGGCGGCGCGCCAGCCCCACGGGTGGGAGACCCTCATCCTGGACGAAGCCAGCGGCTTCAAGAACTACCGCTCCAAGCGGTGGAAGGCCGCGCGCCTGATCGCCAAGACAGCGACCTGCGTGTGGGAGATGACCGGCACACCGTCCCCGAACGGCCTCCTCGACTTGTGGGCGCAGATCTACCTCATGGACTTCGGGGAGCGCCTCGGGCGCACGATCACCGGATACCGCCGCCGCTACTTCATGGAGGCTGGTCGCCTCCCGTCCGGCGTGGTCACCGGATACACGCCCCGCCCCGGCGCGTCCGAACGCATCCACGCCCTATTGGAGGACGTTTGCTTATCGATGGGCACGGAGGGCCGCCTCCAGCTCCCGCCGCTGACCATGAACCGCGTCGAGGTCGAGATGCCGGCCTCCGCGAAGCGCGCCTACAAGGATATGCGGACGCAGCTCGTCGCGGACCTGTCCCTCCTGGGCGGCGTGAAGCACATCGCGTCGACGGCGGCGGTCGCCACCAACCGCCTGAGCCAGATCAGCGCGGGCTTCCTGTACGACGACGACCGGGACGGCTGGGACTGGCTGCATCACGCGAAGCTGGACGCGCTCGCGGAAGTCATCGAAGGCACCGGCTCCCCCGTCCTGGTCTTCTACCGTTTCCAGGCCGAGCTGGAGATGATCCAGGAGCGTTTCCCTGAGTCCGTTCACGTGAGTGAGTCTGGCGCTGTGAAGCGGTGGAACGCCGGGCGCATCCCGATTCTGCTCGCTCACCCGGCCAGCGCCGGACACGGCCTCAACCTCCAGCACGGCGGGCACACCATCGTGTGGACTTCGCTCCCGTGGAGCCTGGAGCAGTGGCAGCAGGCCAATAAACGCCTCCAAAGGCAGGGGCAGACTCACCCCGTCGTCGTCCACGTGATCGAGTCTCGCGGTACGCTTGACTCGAACATCCTCCGAGTGCTGGAGGGCAAGGCCGGTGTCCAGGCCGCCCTCCTCGGACACCTGGAAAGCCTCATCTAGCAGGAAGGACCAAGAACTGATGAGCACCAAGACCGCCGCCGATCTCGCCCTTGACCTGTCGGTCGCCCCGTCCGTCTCCTCGCGCCGCTGGGAGGCCGCCACGCTGACGTGGGAGCGCCTCGTTGACCGCGCCCGCCACCCCGAGGCCGTGAAAGACTGCGGCGGATACGTCGCCGGTCGCCTGAAGGGCACGGCGCGCCGGAAGGGACAAGTTGAGTACCGTAGCGCGGTGACGCTGGACGCGGACGCGGCCTCCGAGACCCTGCCCGCCGTCGTCGCGGGCCTCGGACTTCGCGCGCTCGTCCACTCCACCTACAGCCACACCAGGGCGCACCCGCGTTACCGCGTGATTTTCCCGATCATGGGACCCGGATTGAGCGAGGAGGAGTATCCGAGGGTAGCCCGCGGACTGATCGAGGCGCTGGGCGAAGCCCAGTTTGACCCCGGATCGACGCAGCCCGAGCGCCTCATGTTCTGGCCTGCGACGGCCAACCCGGACGAGTACGAGGTGGTGGAGTGCCAGGGCGAGACGGCGACGGCGCAGGGCCTCCTGCGCGACTTCGGGGGCCTCCACGCCACCCCCGACCACAAGCCGGGGCCGAAGCGCGACCCCAAGGAACTGCCTGGCGTGGCCGGTGCCTTCAACCGCGTGTACGACATGGCGCGCGCCATCGAGACCTTCCACCTCCCCTATGACCCGGTGGAGGGCGAGCCGAACCGCTGGCATTACACCCCCGCCGAGTCTGAGGGCGGCGTGATCGTCTATCCGGACGGCTATGTCTTCTCCAACCACGCGAGCGACCCGGCATACGGGCGGGCGCTGTCCATGTTTGACCTCGTGGCGCTTCACGTCTACGGCGGGGAGGACCGGGCGGCGGGTGTCCCCCAGTCCACGGCCCCGGCGGATCGCCCGTCTATCCAGCGGGCCATGCGTGAGTTCGCGGCGCGACCGGAGATCGTCACGGAGCTGGTCGCTGCCGACTTCGCGGACGTCGACGGAGACGAGGACGGCGCTCGCGGCCTCCCTGAATGGGTCCTGGAGTTCCACCTCCACCCCAAGACGGGTAAGCCGCTGGACGACGTGCATAACTGGGACCTTCTGATGCGCCACGACCCGGTGCTGCGCAGCCTGGCCCGAAACAATATGGACCTGACGACGGTCACGCGCCGCCAGTTCCCGTGGCGGACGGTGGAGGCGGGCAAGGACGACGCGCTCACCAACGCCGACCGCGCGCAGATCAGCGCCCACCTCCAGCGCGCCTACAACATGCCGCGCCCCGCCCAGGAGCAGCTCAACGGTGTGATCGACATGGTGGCCCAGGATAACGCCTTCCACCCCGTGGTCGAGTATCTGGAGGGCCTGGAATGGGACGGTGTGAGTCGCATCGAAACCTACCTGCCCGGCGCGGCGGATGCGTACACGCGTCGAGTGGCTCGCCTGGTGGCGGTGCAGGCCGTGGCCCGCGCCCTCGACCCCGGCGTGAAAGTGGACAACTGCCTCATCCTGACCGGGCGGCAGGGCCTGGGCAAGTCGTGGTTTGTCGAGACGATGGCTCGCGGCTGGACCTGCACCCTCGGACCTATCGAAGGCGGCGGCCTGCGCGATACGGTCATGGCAATGACCCGCTCGTGGATTACCGTCGCGGATGAGGGTTTCGCCATGAAGAAAGCCGACGCTGAAGCCCTGAAGCAGTTCGTTACGCTCACGCACGACGTTATTCGCCTGCCCTACGCTAGGGAGCACGTGAAGCTCCCGCGCCGCCAGGTGATCTGGGGAACCACCAATGATGCCGTCTTCCTGCGTGCGCAGGAAGGCAACCGCCGCTTCCTCATCGTGGAAGTGGCCGAAAAGCTGGACTTCGGTAAGTACTCGGACGAGTACGTGAACCAGGTGTGGGCCGAGGCCGTCCACATCTGGAAGACCAGCAAGGCCCAGTATGGCCTGAAGGACAACCCGGAGCTGTTCCTGTCCGCGTCGGAGGAGGCGGCGGCGGAGTCTGTGCGCTCGATGGCGACCGAAGAAGACTCCATGACCGGCCTCATCCAGGCCTACCTGGACACGCTCGTCCCGGCCAACTGGGTGGAGATGTCGCCAGATGAGCGTATCAGTTGGCTACGCGACGAGGAACAGGGTATAGTGAGTGGTACGCACCCAATTGATGTGGTGTGCTCACTGGAAATCTGGGAGATAGCGCTAGGACGCGAGCGCGGGAAGCACTCTCGCGTGGACATCCTCCAGATCACCAACGCGCTGAAGCAGCTACCCGGCTGGTTCGGCCCCATGCCGAAGCCGACCAGGCTCCCGTTCTACGGCCCGCAGCGCGTGTTCGCCCGCATGGACGAACCCACCGACGTGAGCGACTCGCCCGAGTCACTCATCTGACACAACACGATCACCGATCACCAGGAGAACAGATCATCATGGAAATCAACATCACTCTCGACGTGCAGGGCGCGACTGTGGAGGAGGTGCAGTGGCTGGCGGGTCTGCTGGCGGCCTCCCGTACCGCTCCCGCGCCGATCACCGTCGAGGCCGAGAAGGCCGCGCCCACCACCGAGGTGGACGAGGAGAAGCCCGCGAAGAAGGCGGCGAAGAAGCCCGCCGCCAAGAAGGCGGCGAAGAAGGCCGACCCCGCTCCCGAGCCGACCCCCGAGCCTGCCCCGGCGGAGGACGAGACCGGCGGCGCGACCGTCGAGGACGAGACGGTCACCCCCGAGGCCGACCTGCTGGCGGGCGCCGGCGCGCGAGCCCCCCAGCGGGACGGCGCGGGGCGGCAGGCGCCGATCAAGACCG